CAAGAAGAAAACTATGAACGCAAAATGCGTTATCATTGTCCTTTTTCAATAGACAAGCTCCTGTATGAAGGCTTGGACTTTGCAGATCAGGACACCCCGGACACCCTCTATACAAATAAAGAGGAAGAAAACCGTGTGGCGCAGTTCCTTGCAACCTTGACCGAGGTGCAACGCAGACGAGTAAAAATGCTTATGGACGGTATGTCCTTGTCCGATGTTGCAAGGGCGGAAGGTGCCTCTTGGATGTCCGTAAAAGAAACCTTAAAGCAGGTGCAGAAAAAATTTCAAACTTTTTTTGAAAACACCCCTTGAAAATGACCCTTGTTTTCTCCGTATAACGAAGGACAACACAAAACGAGCCTTCAAAGGAGGAAATAAAAATGAAACATAATCTCAAAATCAATGTTTCAAAGACCCCGCAGAAAGACGGTATGGTTTCCTGCAAGACGGTGTCCGTCAAGGAGCGACTACTTAAAAAGCTCTTTGGCGAGACCCGCAAGGTAATGGTCATCGTGCCGGGTGATATGGTCGATAACATCACCATCTGCGAAACCCCAGGCAAAGGGGGTGAAAAGAATGCCACCTAATCAACACGCATTGCTATCCGCATCGTCTTCCCACCGTTGGTTAAATTGCAATCCGTCTGCTCGGCTTGAGCTTGAGTTTGAGGATAGAACCTCGGCGGCAGCATCGGAGGGTTCGGCGGCGCATGCACTTGCCGAGCATAAGCTCAAACGCAGGTTAAAGCTCCGTAGTGAAAGACCCGTGTCCGTTTGGGACAATGACGAAATGGAAATGCACACGGACGATTACGCGGACTTTGTGTATGAGCAGTTCTTAAAGGAACGCAGGCGCGACCCCGATGCCCAAGTCCTTATAGAACAGCGACTTGACTTTTCTTGTTTCGTTCCCGAAGGATACGGCACAGGGGATGCAATTATAGTTAGCCGTGGCAGGCTGCACATCATTGATTTCAAGTATGGTCAAGGTGTGCTTGTGGAGGCGGAAGAAAACCCGCAAATGAAACTCTACTCCCTCGGAGGACTAGCAAAGTTCGATGAGCAGTACCAAATCAAAAAGGTCAAGCTTACGATTTTCCAACCCCGAAGGGACAATTGCTCAACCTGGGAAACCACGGCAAGCAAACTTAAGAAATGGGCAGAAAAGGAACTAAAACCCAAGGCAGAAATGGCATTCAAGGGTGAAGGCAGTTATTGTCCGGGTGAGTGGTGCCTCTTCTGCAAGGCGGCTACAAAGTGCCGAGCAAGAGCAGAAGACAAGCTAAGGCTGGCACAAGGAGAGTTCAAGCTCCCGCCACTTTTGACCGATGCCGAGATTGAAGGTGTCTTGGCAAAGCTCCCCGACATCAAGAAATGGGCGGACGAAATACAGGAATATGCGCTTACACAGGCTCTTGGTGGTAAGGAGTGGCAAGGCTTCAAACTCGTTGAAGGCAGGTCGGTAAGAAAGTATGCCGATGAACAAGAGGTGATAAAGGCAGCGGAGTCCGCCGGGTATCACGACATCTTCAAACACACGCTTATTAGCATAACCGAGATGGAAAAGCTGATGGGCAAAAAGGACTTCACACAAATCCTCGGCGGTTTGATAACGAAACCCCAAGGCAAACCAACGCTTGTTCCCGATACAGACAAGCGCCCCGCAATCAATGTATCGGCAAAAAACGAATTCGATGAAATAAAAGGAGATTTTTAATTATGGCAATCAATAAGACAAAAGTAGTAACAGGTTTAGTAAGACTTTCTTATGCAAATGTATGGGAGCCTAAAGCACCCACCGAAGGCGCAACCCCCAAGTATAGCGTTTCCGTTATCATTCCCAAGAGCGACACGGAAACCGTAGCAAAAATCAACGCTGCCATCGATGCGGCTATCGAGGAAGGCATCGGCAAGTTCGGTGGCAAAAGACCCAACAGGGCGGCAATCAAGCTTCCCCTTCGTGACGGAGATATCGAGCGTGAAGACGATGAGGCTTATGCAAATGCTTATTTCGTAAACGCAAATAGCATCAACGCACCTCAAATCGTAGATGTCAGAGTGCAGCCTATCCTTGACCGTAGTGAGGTATATAGCGGTGTGTATGCGAGGGTTTCTCTCAACTTCTATGCATTCAACTCCAACGGTAATAAAGGCATTGCTTGCGGTCTTGGTAACATCCAGAAGGTGCGTGACGGCGAACCTTTGGGCGGTAAGACCGATGCGACCAAGGAGTTTGATGAGTTGCCCCACGATGAACTGTTCGGCAACTAAGGGCAAAACTGGGGGCGAGGGGGCAACCTTTCGCCCTTACCTCAAAAGGAAGGAAAATTCAATGAAAACAATTTCAATAGATATAGAAACTTATAGTAGTGTCGACCTTGCCAAAGCGGGCGTTTATCGTTACGTGGAGAGCGAGGATTTTGAGATTCTGCTTTTTGGCTATTCGGTAGATGGTGGTGAAACCCGTGTAGTTGACCTTGCCTGTGGTGAGAAAATCCCTGCCGATATTATTGCTGCTTTAACCGATAGTAATATTAAAAAATTCGCTTTTAATGCCCAATTTGAGCGTATTTGCCTATCAAGATTTCTCGGATTGCAGACGGGTACTTACCTTAGTCCCGATTCTTGGTACTGCACGATGGTGTGGGCGGCGACACTCGGTTTACCTTTGTCCCTTGAAAAGGTGGGTGAGGTTCTTGGCATTGAGAAGAAAAAGCTGACCTTCGGTAAGGAGCTTATTCGTTATTTCTGCAAGCCTTGTGAACCTACTGCCGCAAACGGGCATAGAACAAGAAACTATCCTTACCATAACCCTGAAAAGTGGGACTTATTCAAAGACTATAACGAGCGTGACGTTGAGGCGGAAATGAATATTCAAAGCATTATTTCCGTTTTCCCCGTATCCGATACCGAGTGGGACAATTACCACCTCGACCAAAGAATCAACGATTTAGGTATTGCCCTTGATATGGATTTCGTAGAACACGCAATTACCTGTGACGAGGTCAACACCTCGGCAGCCGAGCGCAAGGCAAAAGGCATCACGGGTATAGACAACCCCAACTCCCCGGCGCAGCTCAAGGCTTGGCTTGTGGAACAAGGACAGGCGGTGCATTCCCTCTCAAAGAGCGAGGTGCAAAGGCTACTCCAAGATGCAACGGGCAATGTAGAGGAAATCTTAAAGCTCCGTCAAGAGCTGGCAAAATCAAGTGTGAAAAAATATATTGCTATGCGTAATGCCGTATGTGCAGATAGCCGTGCGAGGGGACTTATCCAATTCTATGGTGCAAACCGCACGGGTAGATATTCAGGCAGACTCATTCAAGTCCAGAACCTTCCCCAAAACCATCTATCAGATCTTGCAGGTGCAAGAGCGTGTATCAAAGCCAATGACTATAACGCCGTTGAGGAATGCTACGGCAATATCTCAAGCGTACTCTCCGAGCTTATAAGAACGGCTTTCGTTCCAGCCAAGGGACATCGTTTTATCGTATCGGACTTTTCCGCTATCGAGGCTAGGGTTATTGCTTGGTATGCAGGCGAGGAGTGGCGTCTTGATGTATTTGAAAAAGGCGGTGACATCTATTGTGCATCGGCAAGTCAGATGTTCGGTGTTCCCGTTGAAAAGAACGGTGTGAACGGTCACCTTCGTCAAAAAGGCAAGATTGCAGAATTGGCACTTGGCTACGGCGGCTCCGTTGGCGCACTTAAAGCAATGGGTGCGGTTTCGATGGGCATCAAAGAGGACGAGTTAAAGCCTCTTGTTACAGCGTGGCGCAATGCAAATCCACGCATTACAAAATTCTGGTGGGCGGTGGATGCGGCTACCAGGTATGTGGTGAAGACAAAAAACACCTATTCCTGCTACGGTCTTACCTTTAGTTATGAGAAAGGCATTCTCTTTATAAGGCTCCCGTCGGGCAGACGTCTTGCGTACATAAGACCGAGAATCGGTGTCAACAATTTTGGCTCCGATTCGGTGACCTACGAAGGCCTTGGCGCAACGAAAAAGTGGGAGAGACTTGAAAGCTACGGTCCCAAATTCGTGGAAAATATCGTACAAGCTACGGCAAGGGACATTTTAGCGGAGGCAATGCAAAGACTCCACAAGGCGGGATACAAGATTACGATGCACGTCCACGATGAAGTGGTGCTTGAAGTCCCCACGGGAGAGTCGAGCATAGAAGATGTAGCGGACATTATGGGCATAGCTCCGTCCTGGGCGGAAGGCTTGAACCTTCGTGCAGACGGCTATGAGTGTATTTTTTACAAAAAGGAGTGACGTTCAATGATAAATCCATTTAGAGGATATGTAAAAACCAAGGATAAAAGTCCTTGTCAAAAATTCGGTAACGGAGAGCCTTTGCTTTCCTATGACGATGTAAAAGACCTGCCCGAATACGCAGGCATATTAAACGGTGAGTTTACGGTAAAGGACGTGGACGATGGTGACGAGGCTGATAGGGTGTATGCCATCGTATGCGACCTTAACCTTAACTGCCGTATATACAAAACCACTCGCGGCTTACATTTTATGTTCCGTACCAGTGAGTACTGCACCAAAGGAGTGGTAAAGGTAACGGACGCTCTCGGTTTTACCTTTGACGTTCGTACAGGCAAGAATATGTACGTTGTTCTTAAAAGCAAGGGCGTGGTAAGGCAGATTATCCGCGACTTTGACGAGAGCCGTCCCATTGATACCTTTCCTAAATTCTTATCCCCCGTTAAGAACGCAGCCAAGTTCACGGGTATGGGTGACGGGGACGGTAGAAACGGTGCGTTGTTCAAGCACTCTGCCTTGTTGCTTAAAAGCGGCTATACACCCTCGGAGGTTAGGCAGATTCTTTATTACATCAACACCTATGCCTTTGCAGAACCCCTCCCCGAAGAGGAAATGCAGAAAATTACACGCAAGGACGCTCTTGAGAACTTTACCCCGGAGCGTTCCACGGCGGCAGATGATTTCGGTAACCCCTTAAAACCAAAGAGCCAGAACGATGTCGGTATGGCGGAGCTTTTCGTAAAGGAGTATAAGGGTGAAATCCGTTATAGTCCCTCAACCGGGTGGCTTGTATGGAACGGTAAGCAGTGGGAGATGTCCGAGCTGAAAGCCGAGCAGAAGTATATGGAGTTCATCAAGCGTGTGTTCGATGTTGCCAAGCAGGAGGTTCACGATACTTACGCTACCTACGGCGATAGTGCTATGGAAAGCGGAGATAAAAAGGCAAAGGACGAGAACGAGGAGCAGATAAAGAAGGCTCTTGCCTACTTCAAATACATCAACAAGATGTGCGATAGCAGTAAAATCCGTGCCGTTATGAGCGTGGCAAAGAGCTATCTTGAGGTAAGCATAAACGAGCTTGATGCCAACCCCTTTGACCTTAATACTCCCACAGGCATCGTTGACCTCAAAACGGGAATGGTCTATCCCCACAGAGCTGAGGCTTTCTGCACGAAAATGACCAAGGTGTCGGCTACGGACGATGGTATGGCTATGTGGGAGGAGTGTCTTGATTTAGTATCTCAGAAGGATAGCAATTTCAAGGAATATCTCAAATGCGTAGCGGGAGCTATTGCTATCGGCAAGGTCTACCACGAGGCTCTTATCATCGCTTTCGGTGATGGCGCAAACGGTAAAAGCACCGTTTTCAACACAATTTATGAGGTTTTAGGCGATTACGCAGGTAAAATCCCCGCCGAGTCGCTTACCACAAGAGCTAAAAACACAAAGGTTGACCTGGCAGAACTGCTCGGCAAGCGTTTTGTTTTGGCAAGTGAAACGGAAGAGGGTCAAAGGCTCTCTACAAGTATGCTCAAGCAGATTGCGAGTGTTGACAGTATTACTGCCGAAAAGAAGTATCATGATCCGTTTACCTTCACTCCTACACACACCACGGTACTATATACGAATCACCTTCCAAGGGTGGGTAGTAACGATAAAGGTACGTGGCGCAGACTTGTTGTTGCTCCCTTTGGTGCAAACATCAAGAACCCTCGTTCTGACTATGGTGAGGAGCTTATTGAAAAAGCAAGCGGTGCGGTTCTTAAGTGGATAATCGAAGGCGCAATGCTCTTTATTAAGAATAACTACCGTCTTCCCGAATGCGACAAGGTCAAGGAGGCGGTTGGCAAATACCGTGAAGAGAACGATTGGCTTGCTACCTTCCTTGAGGAGTGCTGCGTTGTCGGTGAGCTTGAAAGCTGTGCAGGTGGTGTGCTTTATAAGGTATATCGTGCGTGGGCAACCGATTGTGGCGAATACATGCGTAGGAATAGAGATTTTGCGGATGCCTTGCGTGTTGCCGGGTTTACCGTTCAAAAAGGCAAAACGGGAATGACTTGGAAGGGGTTGTCCCTGTCACCAAATAGGCAGGTTGGAACTACCCCCGAAGAGGACTTCCTAAAGTGATGGGTGAAGGATAAAGAAGGATAAATGTATAAATTTATTTAAGGGAAAATTATATAGGAAAAATTATAAAAGAAAAGTTTATGTTTTATCCTTCTTATCCTTCACCACCTAAATTATCGAGGTGGCAAAATGCGAGAAAAATCAATAGAAAACAAGCTTTGTAAGGCGGTAAAAAATCGTGGCGGTATGTGTTTGAAGTTCGTTTCCCCATCCTTTAACGGTGTGCCTGACCGAATCGTGCTTATGCCGGGTGGTGTTATGGCATTTGTGGAAACAAAGGCAACGGGTGAAACGATGCGAAAGCTGCAAAAAAGACGAAAAAAGCAGCTTGAGGCTTTGGGTTTCAAGGTTTACTGCCTGAATGACGAAATGAAAGTGGAGGAAATCATAAATGAAATACAAACCGTATGAATATCAGGAATACGCAACAAGGTTTATTGAAGAAAACGAGGTTGCCGCCATATTCCTTGAATGTGGTCTTGGCAAAAGCGTTATAACCTTGACGGCTATAAAAAATTTAATAGATAGGGGTGAGGTTAAGCGTGTCCTTGTTATCGCTCCCTTGCGAGTGGCAAAGAACACGTGGCCTGACGAGATAAAAAAGTGGGAGCATCTGAAAGGTCTTACCTATTCGGTAGCACTTGGTAGTCCCGAAAGACGAAAAAAGGCATTTATGGCGGCAGCCGATATCGTTATTACCAATCGTGAGAATATTGATTGGTGCGTAAATAAAAGCGGCTTACCGTTCTTCTTCGATATGATTGTCATAGACGAGCTTTCCTCTTTCAAGTCCTACCGTACAAACCGATTCAAGGCATTACTCAAGGTTCGTCCGTATGTTTCAAGGATTGTGGGACTTACGGGAACACCGTCAAGTAACGGACTTATGGATTTGTGGGCGCAGTTCCGTGTACTTGATATGGGAGAGAGGCTCGGAAGGTACATAACACGATATCGTGAAGGCTATTTTACTCCCGATAAACGCAATGCCCAGGTGGTATTTTCGTACAAGCCTTTGCCGGGTGCGGAAGAACGCATATATGACAAAATCGGTGATATTACCATTTCAATGAAAGCCAAGGACTACCTTAAAATGCCTGACCTTATCACAAGTGAGGTGTATGTGGATATGCCCGTAGACGGTAGGCTGAAATATGAGAACCTTCTTTCGGATATGGTGGTGGATATCAAAGATGAGGAGATAGATGCCTCCAACGCAGCCGTGCTTTCCAACAAACTCTTGCAAATGGCCAACGGTGCTATTTATACCGATGCCAAAAAGCCTATAAAAATTCACGATGCCAAGCTTGATGCCCTTGAGGACTTGATAGAAAGTGCAAATGGCAAGCCTGTTTTGGTGGCATATTGGTTCAAGCACGATTTAGTGCGTATAAAGGCAAGATTTCCCGATGCGAGAGAAATCAAAACAACCGAAGATATCCGTGATTGGAATAACGGGGACATCTTGGTAGGACTTATACACCCTGCATCGGCGGGACACGGTCTTAATTTGCAAGAGGGCGGTTCTGCGATTATATGGTTTGGACTCACTTGGAGCTTGGAACTTTATCAGCAAACAAATGCAAGGCTTTATAGACAAGGTCAGAAAAACACGGTGGTAATACAGCATATTATCACGAAAGACACCATTGACGAACGGGTGCTTACGGCAATAGCCAAAAAGGAAAAAACGCAAAATGCCTTAATTGATGCGGTAAAGGCGGTGCTGGGAGGTGCGAGGATATGATTATGACGGAAAATGGCATTGAGAACCTTGCCCACGCCATTATTTTGCAGGCGGTTAAGGACTATAGAAAAGCACTTAAAATCTTGAAACGCAACCCTAGGCATAAGGAGTCCAAGGAAATGGTAGCGGATTGCGAGGGGTTCTTCCTGTCAAAGTGGTTTACCACTCTTACAAATATAGACGGAAAGGTGCTGATGGAAAAACTAAAAAAGGAGGTGTGAGTATGACGGCGCACGAATATTTAAGTCAATATAAAACCTGCGTGAGGCAGATCAGGTTCAACCTTATGCAAATTGAGAACCTGAAGGCTATGACCTATAGCATATCTTCGCCTTCGTGGGGTGAGCGTGTTAGCGGTACTCGCAGCACCGACCCACCTTTTGTAAAAGCACTTGAGCGTTATTGGGAGCAAGAAGAAAAACTGCTAGCCGAGAACGTGGCGCTTGAGAAAAAGAAGGAAGAAATCGTAGCCACTATAAATGCCTTGGAAAACGAGGACGAAAGGTATATTCTTTTACACCGTTACATCAACCATATGACCTGGGAGGACATAGCACTTGAGCTTTGCCTTTCCTTAAGCAGCGTGCGCAGGTGGTATAAAAACGCACTTAAAAAAATCGTTGTGCCTTGCTAAAATTTTGTGTTTTTTATAAAAAATGACACGAAAGAACAGCTCTGAACAGAGATGACCAGGTGCATAATATGGTATGATATAATTGCGAAAAGAATAAACGCAACCAACAAGGCTTTGAGGAAATTTCCCAAGGCCTTTTGTTATGCAAAGGAGGGTGTAATGCCAAGGAAACCTAAAAAGCCGTGTGCCTTTCCGGGATGCCCCTGTCTTACAGACAGTAGGTACTGCGAGGAACACACAAAGGTTATGAACGATAGGTACAACAAGTACGAAAGACCGTATGACTCTTCCGAGCGTTACGGTAATGCTTGGCGGCACATTCGTAACCGATATATAAAAGCAAACCCTTTGTGTGAAAAGTGCTTGGAAGACGGCAAGCTAACTCCCGCCGCAGAAGTGCATCACATTCTTCCCTTGAGCAAGGGCGGAACACACAAAGAGGATAACTTGATGTCGCTTTGCAAATCTTGTCACTCAAGAATTTCTGCTGAATCAGGAGATAGATGGAAGAAAAAATAAAATAACCGCGGGGGTGGTAAAATCTCCGGGACCTAAATCTTAATCAGCGGGCGTGGGCTGTCGTGCGTAAAAAAGCGGAAATCAAAAGGGTAATTAAAGGACGGTGAAAAAAATGCCAACAAAATCAAACAACGTAGGCGGCAGAGGTGGCGCACGAGCAGGTGCAGGTCGCAAGAAAAAAGCCGTCATTGATAAAATTACAGAAAAAAGCAATCAACCCATAGAGGTTTTGGACATACCCGAGGTTGATGGTGTTGAAATGCCCAAGCCAAAAGATATACTTTCCGCCACACAAAGGGACGGTAAAAGCTTTATGGCAAAGGAAATCTATGAGGAAACCTGGGAATGGCTCAAAAAAATAGGCTGCCATACCGTTGTTTCCCCACAGGTTATAGAAAGATATGCAATGTGTGCAGCGCGGTGGATTCAATGCGAGCAGATGACCAACGAGCTTGGTTTCCTCTCAAAGCATCCTACCACGGGAAAACCCATCCCTTCACCGTTCATCAATATAGGCATTAACTATATGAACCAAGCGGTGAGGAGCTGGAATGAAATTTACCAAATCGTAAAAGAAAACTGCACCGTTGATTATAGCGGTAAAAATCCGCAGGACGATTTAATGGAAAAACTACTCGCATCCAGGCGAGGAATATAAAATGGAGGACGATTATGTTTGAAAAAGTAAATCCCTGTCACCCCGACAAGGTGGCAGACCGTATTGCAGGTGCTATCGTTGACCTTGCGTACAAATCAGAAGAAAACCCTAAAATTGCAGTAGAGGTTCTCATAGGTCACGGCACTTGCCACGTTATTATTGAAACCACGGCTACACTTTCAAGAGAGGAAATTGCCAAGGCAGTAAACCGTATTGCAGGTGATGTGCTTGTAAATATCAACATTGCCGCACAGGATAAACACCTCTCCAAGAACCAAGAAAAAGGTGTGCGTTGTGGTGATAACGGCATCTTCAAGGGTGTGCCTTTGACCGATGAGCAGAAAAAGCTCTCTAAAATCGCAAGGGACATTTACGCAAAGCATCCCTTTGACGGCAAATACATTTTGAATGCTGATAGGCTTATTATTTGCCAGAGCAATGCAGCAACGGAGGTTCTTGCCAAGGACTATCCTACGGCGGAAATCAACCCACTTGGTGATTGGACGGGTGGCACGGATGTGGACACGGGTGCTACCAATAGAAAGCTCGGCTCGGATATGGCAGATAGTGTTACGGGCGGTGGACTCCACGGCAAAGACCTCTCCAAAGCCGATGTCAGCGTTAACATCTATGCTTTCTTGAAGGCACAGGCAACGGGCAAGGTAGTGGAGCTTTGTTGTGCTATCGGTGACGATACCATTGACGGCTTACCTTATGCAACCGTTGTAAGCGCAGCTCGTGAATTTATCCATAACCTTGGTGGCTTTGAGAAATTTGCGGAGTGGGGTTTGGTGTAAGCCAAGCCTAAGAGGTGATGCCTATGAAAGAACTAAGAATAGATGTAGGCGTGTATACGCTCCTGCATATCAATTTGACGGATGTTGACTTTACGGGTATCAAGGAAATCGTGTTTACGGTGAAAAATATATCTCTCGCAGATGCTCCCGCTATTATAGAACGCTCTTTTACGGAGCCGGGGTTCTATGAGGTTTTGATTTCACCCAAGGAAAGCGTAAAACTTACGGACGGCGCATTATATGATTTCAATCAAATTTTAGAGGATGGAACGAGATTGAAAATCACGGAAAACGGCAGGATTAAATTAAGAAAAAGCGTAGGTGATAGTTTTGGCTAAGCAAGTAGCACAGCGTGTGGATATACCACCTCCTAAGAAAATCGATGTGGAGTGCGCCACACCTTGTCCTGATATCACAATCAGCCACTCTTACAACCTTGCCAAAATGCGTGAGTTCGATGTCGAGCTTGACACGAAGGTCCCTAAAGTACTATCCATCCTTCCACAAATACAAACCGAAACACTCTCAAGTGCAAAAGCACGTGAAGGCGGCAGAATCTATGTCGAGGTCAGCGGCGAGCCTTCATACATCAACCTTGAGCAGTTAAAAAATATGACCACCAAAACGGTGTTCGTGGATGACCTTGACGATACAAAAATACAAAAATTAAGCAACGAGGATATCGTTATGCTGAAAAGGAGTAAAAAATAATGGCACAGAAAAGAACACAATATGTAAAAACCGCAGACGGTCTTGAAAAACAACTCATTGCCTCGGCTGCGGATATCGTTGAAATAGATGCAATTGACGGTCTGTCGGCAAAGAACGTACAGGACGCACTTGTAGAAATTAAAGACATCGCAGACAACGGTGGTGTTACCGGGGTTAAGGGTAACTCTGAAACCACCTATCGCAAGGGTGATGTTAATATCACTCCCGCAAACATCGGTCTTGGCAACCTTACCAACGATGCCCAGGTCAAAAGAAGTGAGATGGGTGTGGCTGGCGGTGTTGCTACGCTTGGTACTGACGGCAAGGTTCCCACCGCACAGCTTCCTTCCTATGTAGACGATGTACTTGAATTTGAAAACAACGGCAAGTTCCCCGCAACGGGTGAAACGGGCAAAATCTATGTAGCCAAGGATACCAATCTTACCTATCGTTGGAGTGGTTCAAGCTATGTAGAAATTTCAGAGTCCCTTGCCCTTGGTGAAACATCTTCTACGGCATACGCAGGTGATAAAGGTAAGGCACTTGCAGACAGGCTGACAACGGCAGAAGGCAATATCACTTCCAACGATGGTGATATTACAGCTCTTCAAACCAGGGCAACCAACCTTGAAAACGGTACAACTCCTGCGGGCAAAGCCACAAAGCTTGCTACGGCTCGTAAGATTTCCGTAACAGGCGATGCATCGGGTAATACTACCTTTGATGGCTCGGCAGATAAGAGCATTACATTGACCCTTGCAAACACAGGCGTTACGGCAGGTACATATTCCGCCGTGGCAGTAGATGCCAAAGGTCGAGTAACGGCAGGTAATCAAATCGTGGAATGGGGTACGAGTGGACAGACCACTCCAAGTGCTAATCTTGCAGTAGGTGGCTTGTTCTTTGAGCTTGTAGGATAAGGAGGCAGCTATGTCTATTTATCAGCCTAAACGCAAGACCGACTCCGGGGTTGAGGAGGTAACCTTCCCAATCAGCTCCGTGGATGGCTTGAGTGAAAAGATTGAGGGCAAGACCCTTGAAATGCCACGAATAAGGGTCGGCAGTGTTACCGACATCAACGGCACGATGCTTATCGGTGGAGATAACCCTTTAATCTTCACCGTGGAGATAATTGATGGTCTGTTGCAAGTTGGTGATGAGGTTCAAATTTGCACAAGGCAGTTATTTACCTATGATGAGGGCAGACGCCGCAAAATTCGTCTTCGCAAGCAGTGGTATACAACAATAACCGAGCAAAATGTAAACGAAAGGTTTATTTTTATATCCGCGGGTCTATCTACAGATGCCAATGCCAGAAGACTTTTTAGAACGGATAGTGCCTCACTAAGTACAAAAACGCTCTCGGCATTATATGTTCGTGTACGCAGACCCGTTTTTGATAGTGGTGGCACAGAAGTTGACGGCAAGTTTTCCAACATCGTAACGGTGTGGAAAAGATACAACCGTAGCACAGGAAAAATTTACATCAAATAATCTTTCAGAGGGGAGCAGGTGCAAGCTCTGTCGGCGCGTCTGGCAGAGTAGGCGTTAGCTCTCCGTTCCGACGGGGAGGAGGTTCTAGCGTCCCCTTTGAATTTTTATTTATAAAGGAGTCATATGAAAACAACAACGCAAATGACACTTGTTGAAATAAACAAGCTAATTCCATATATCAACAATGCCCGAACCCACTCGGTGGAGCAGATAAACAAACTGCGTTCAAGCCTTCGTGAGTTCGGGTTTATTAATCCCGTAATTATCGATAAGGACTACGGCATTATTGCAGGTCACGGACGAGTCCTTGCCGCAAAAGAGGAAGGCATCGAAAAGGTGCCGTGTGTTTTAGTGGACTATCTTACTGAAACGCAGAAGAAAGCGTACATACTCGCAGACAACCGAATGGCACTTGATGCAGGCTGGGACGAAGAGCTTTTGAAACTTGAAATTGAAGCTTTGCAAGGTGAGGCTTTCGATATCGGTCTTACGGGTTTTGACGAAAAAGACCTTGCAGACCTTTTCAAAATGGACGTGGGGGATGTTAAGGACGATGACTATGACCTCACGGCAGCTCTTGAGAAAGCAGCCTTTGTAGAAAAAGGCGATGTGTGGGTTGTAGGCAGACACCGTCTTGTGTGTGGTGATGCTACAAACGAAGAGGACGTGGCAAAGCTAATGGACGGCAAGAAAGCAAACCTAATTCTTACCGACCCGCCTTATGGTGTTTCCTTCAAGTCTTCAAGCGGTCTTACTATCCAGAACGATAGTATGAAAAACGATGAGTTTTATAATTTCCTGCTTGCCGCTTTCAAAAGTATGGTGGCACATCTTGAACCGGGTGGTGGTGCTTATGTATTCCACGCTGACACCGAAGGTCTTAATTTCCGTAAGGCTTTTATTGGCGCGGGACTTCACCTTGCCGGGTGTTGCATTTGAGTTAAAAACTCTCTCGTGTTTGGTAGATCTGATTATCAATGGCAGCACGAACCCGTGCTTTACGGCTTTTTACAAAACGGCAAGCATAAGTGGTTCTCTGACAGAAAGCAGACCACCATTTGGAATTTTGATAAACCAAAACGCAACGAAAACCATCCAACGAGCAAGCCTCTTGACCTGCTTGCGTATCCGTTAAAGAACTCTACGCAGGCAAACGCAATCGTGCTTGATACCTTTGGTGGTTCAGGCTCAACTCTTATGGCTTGCGAAGGCTCTAATAGGATTTGTTACACGATGGAGCTTGACGAAAAGTACGCATCGGTCATTCTTAGACGATACGTTGAGGACACCGGGGATAACGAAAATGTGTATGTTATCCGCGATGGTGTGAAGATGCTGTACGCAGACCTTGTAAAGGAGGTAGAGCTAAAAAATGAATAAGCTAACACTAGGCAGTCTTTTTGACGGTTCGGGTGGCTTTCCCCTCGGTGGTATCCTTACAGGTATTACGCCTGTTTGGGCATCGGAGGTGGAGCCTTTTGCTATCCGCGTAACCTCTAAAAGAATGCCTTTTTTGAAACACTACGGTGATATATCTCAAATGGACGGCAGCAAGATAGAACCCGTGGACATTATAACTTTCGGTTCGCCTTGCCAGGATATGAGTGTGGCAGGCAAACGCAGTGGACTTGACGGTAGTAGGTCAAGTCTTTTTTATGAGGCCGTCCGTATTATTAAAGAAATGAGGAGTGCAACAAATGGAAAATATCCAAGATATATCGTATGGGAAAACGTCCCAGGCGCATTCTCAAGCAACAAAGGACAAGACTTCAAAGCCGTCCTCGACTCGCTCATCGGGATTGTCGAAGAGGACACCGAGGTGCCTATGCCTGACAAGGGCGAATGGGCATACGCAGATTGCTACATGGGAGACGGATGGAGCCTTGCTTACCGAGTTCTCGACGCTCAATTCTGGGGAGTTCCCCAACGCCGCCGTAGAATCTACCTTGTCGCAGATTTTAGAGGTAGGAGTGCCTATGACATATTATTTAAGTCCGAGGGCTTGTCAGGGTATTCTGCGGAGGGCTTCTGTGCGTGGCAAAGAGCTGCCAACTGTACTGAAGAAAGCACTTGTGGCGCAAAGCTCGGCTTTGACGGATACAACGGAAACTTAACGGAGGATGTTTCTTCCACGCTTGGCGTGAACTGTGGAATGTCTACGGGCAGGTGTGGTGTGATTGAGGAATCGTCCGTGTTTGAAAACCATAGCCAAGACACTAGGTACAAAGGTCCCCTTGAGGTAGCACCGATTGTGTCAGCTACATACGGAATGGGCGGAAACAATCAACCTTTCGTAGTGGAAAAAGCTAGGCTTTGGAACGGTGATACCGTTGCGCCTACGCTTACAACCAAGAATGCCGGGGGCAACCAACGAATGCCTGACATCGGTAATTTTAATTGTGTGCTAGAACCCTTCGGTATTTCCGCAAAGGATAGCAACGCAATGAAATCCAAGAACCCCAATAGTGGTGTGTACAAAGCCAAGACGTCAAGATGTTTAGACGCCAACGGTGGTAATCCCTGTTGCAATCAAGGCGGTATTGCCGTTGTGTGTATAGACCAAGGCGGTGGCAAGTCCGGGTGCAACGTGTCCGTAGAGCAATCTCCGACACTCACTTGCACACACGGTGGTGAACCTGCTATTTGCATTCAAGGCTCCGTCATAGGTCGCAAGGACGAGAACGGTCCCCTTGGTAGTGGGTTAAACGAAGAAAAGTCCTTCACTTTGAATGCCACGGATAGACACGCAGTTTTTGCTATGACCACGGGTAGCTTTACGCAGGTGGAGGAAGAAAAATCTCCTACGCTTATGGCAAGGGACTATAAAGACCCCAATGCCGTAATTTATGCTATTGACCGTGAGGCTTACAACGCAGGAAAGAATTTCAAGAGAGGTCTTGGTGTAAACGATGACGGTATCAATCCCACGCTTACTGCATCGGGACCTTCCGCCGTAGCATATTCCTTTGACCAGGGTGCTTGCAGAGATGTTGGCGCATTGTTTTTAGAAAATACATCTAAAACGCTCACAAACGGCTCTTGCCCAGGATACCATAACGGCGTGATTGATACCGATTACGCGGTACGAAGATTAACTCCCACCGAGTGTGCAAGGCTGCAAGGTTTTCCCGATAGGTGGTGCAAAGACCTAGGAACGGAAAAGCCTACGGACGAAGAGGTTTATTTCTGGTATAAGGTGTTTGAAACCCATCGCAAAATCACGGGTGGCGATAAACCTAAAACGGATAAGCAAATCCGTTCCTGGCTCAAAAAGCCGTACTCCGATTCCGCCGAGTATAAACTTTGGGGCAACGGAGTGGCTCTGCCTTGCGTAGTTTTCGTGCTTGCGGGAATTGTATGGGCAAATGATAATTTTTCTTAAACTATGCCCAAAATGACTTGATATAATTTTTGTTTTGAGCAATATATAGTACTACCAAAATTAAAGGCGGAGGCTGATGTTATGAAAAGACAATTGTCTCAAAAATTCATTGAGGAATTAAGAGAATTCTACGCACCCGGCACTAGGGTTAAGCTCGTTAAAATGGACGATATCCAAGCGCCACCCGTTGGCACGATTGGTGTTGTATCCCATGTTGACGATATTGGCACAATCCACGTGAATTGGGAAAACGGCTCTTCCCTCGGTGTGGTATTCGGTGAGGACAAGGTCGAGGCAATTGATACCGTAATCACCATTTGCTACCACAAAAAGCAGGTGTGGGTAAAAAGGCAGGATGCCATTGACTTTTTCTACTGTGGGATGTGCAACTCCGAAGGTAGTGAAAGAGAGCGTTACACCAATATTTACACCCAGCTTTTAGCAGGAAAAAACGTGTGTAAAGACACCAATTTTTAAGGCAAAAAAAGATTAAAATTCGTTGAATTTATTATCAAAATAGTAGCGAAAATGACTGGATATATATGTGTTTATGCGGTAATATACACATACAAAAAGCAAAGGAGAGCTACTATGACAAACCAAATTAAAACCCAAATCGAAGAGATGAAAAAGCAGACCATCGGGGTCGAGATTGAGATGGCAAACATCACAAGAGAAAGAGCCGTAAAGGTAATCGCAAAGTTCTTTGGAACGGAGGCTACGGTAAGACACGATGGAGGCGGCTACGATGCTTGGAGCTGCGCAGACCCCCAAGGCAGAAGATGGACAATCACAAGGGACAGCAGTATAAGAGCAAGAACCGAAAGCGAGAAAGCAGAGCTTGCAACCCCAATTCTTACATACGCAGACATTGAGGATTTGCAAGAAATCGCAAGACAACTTCGCAAAGCGGGTGCGGTTTCCAACCCTGAACACGGATGTGGAGTTCACGTTCACATTGGCGCAAACGGACACAACGCAAAAACCCTTCGCAACCTGGCAAACATTATGGCAAGCCACGAGGCACTTTTGAGTGAGAGCTTGAAACTCGATAGCTACCGAATCAACAACTATTGCAGAACGGTTGATACCGAGTTCTTGAAAAAGCTGAATGCCCGCAAGCCTAGCACGATGTCGGCACTCGCAGACATTTGGTACGGAACGCAGAACGCAAACTTCGGTAGAAGCCACCATTACAACGGTAGCCGCTACCATATGCTCAATCTCCACGCAACCTTTAGCAAAGGCACGGTTGAGTTCAGGCTTTTCCAATTCGACAACCCCACGGCAGAGAGAAAGGGCGGCATTCACGCAGGACAGCTTAAGAGCTACATTCAGCTTTGCCTTGCACTTTCCGAGATGGCAAAGGTGGTAACGAAAGCAAGTAGCATTCCCCAACAGAATGACAACCCCAAATACGCAATGAGAACTTGGCTCCTTCGCCTTGGATTCATTGGTGACGAGTTTGCAACGGCAAGAGAAATCCTTACGAGAAACCTTCGCGGTGACGCGGCTTTCCGTAACGGCAGAGCGATGTAAGGGGGTGAAAATATGAAAAAATACTACTTAGCTTACGGCAGTAACCTTAATATTGAACAGATGCGATACCGTTGTCCCACTGCAAAAGTGGTGGGGACGGCTATCATAAAGGACTATGAGCTGCTTTTCAAAGGCAGTAAAACGGGGTCTTACCTTACGATAGAAAAATGCGATGGTGAGTATGTTCCCGTTGGTGTGTGGGAGGTCACTCCCCAAGACGAGTTGAACCTTGACAGGTATGAAGGCTATCCTAGTTTTTACTACAAAACGGAAATGACGGTCAGCCTAAAACTGCCAAGTGGCAAGTATAGGAAAATCAATGCGTTTGTATATATAATGCACGAGGATAGACCGCTTGGAATACCGAGTCCTTATTATGTACGCACCTGTATGAACGGATATTTTGCTTTCGGTTTCAAGCGGGAGCATTTAATCAAAGCCATAGAAAAATCAAAAGGAGAGTCAACCGATGAAGGAAATTATTAAAACCATATGCCCCAAGTGTGGGCAAGAATATTCAGGACATCCGAGCCTTTCAAGGGTAGATAATCAAACCCTTGTTTGCCCCGATTGTGGGACGAGAGAGGCTCTTGAGAGTATGGGGTTGCCCGACGATGAAATTGAAAAAATCGTTGCAACCATTCACGCTCAACAGGTAAAATAAAAAGCAAAAATATAGTTAGCACTCCACGGAAAGGCTACCGAGAATATCGGTGGTCTTTTTCGTTGTGCTTATGGAGGTGAGAGTATCAGAAAATTAAAGAAATATACTCCGACAAAATTCAAAGCAAAGGACTCCACCTATAACAAGGCGGCTGCCGATTATGCCGTAAATTTCATTGAATGTCTATGCCATACCAAAGGCACTTGGGCAGGAAACAAGTTCGAGCTTATTGATTGGCAAGAGCAAATCATAAGGGATATTTTTGGCACACTCAAGCCTAACGGTTATAGGCAATTCAATACTGCCTATATTGAAATTCCTAAAAAACAAGGCAAAAGTGAGCTTGCCGCCGCGGTGGCATTACTCTTAACTTGTGGTGATGGTGAGGAACGTGCCGAGGTCTACGGTTGTGCGGCGGATAGACAGCAAGCCTCGATTGTATTTGAGGTTGCGGCGGATATGGTTCGTATGTGTCCAGCTCTGAATAGGAGAGTAAAAATACTAACGGCAACCAAGCGTATCGTATACCTTCCCACGAATAGCTTTTATCAGGTGCTTTCTGCCGAGGCTTATTCCAAGCACGGCTTTAATATCCACGGTGTTGTTTTTGATGAGCTACATACCCAGCCAAACCGAAAACTCTTTGATGTTATGACAAAGGGT